TTAGCAGTGGACCGATCATTTGCAACTCACCTTTGAGAACCAGTCACGCTTAGGCTTACGACCACCACCAGAACCAGCATGCTTAATAACGTGCATCATCTCTTTACGAACTTTACGACGTATACAACGTAATACCCACTGCGGGGAGCAAAAACTCAAAACATCGGCAACAAGGTGATCCGGCCGGAGAAATCGCGACGCACGAAACGATCGACTAAGCCGAGCCGGCCTAGCATCCACAGTGAGCGGAGGGCGATGGACCTGGAGGGGATGGAACTGACGCCGGTCTTCAATCTCATTGAGCACAACCGGCGATACGAGTGGGGAGAGTAACGGGGAAGGAGACACGGGTGAGAGAAACGGCAGCAACGGATCGTTAGCGATAGCAGAGGTATCGCGCCGCCGTCTTGACCTGTGAGCCATGTTAGCACCCGGTGTCACCTAGCACAGTGCGTATCAAGTAAACGCACTGGAAAAAAGCGGGGGCTAGGCCCCCGCACCCCCCTCGCTATGATCATCCGATTGCGGCGCCTGTGGCGCCGCAGCAGGAGCTTTCGCTTCATCTTTGCTAGCCGCCTCCGCCTTCGCTTCGGCGGCCTTCACAGCGGCCTCAGCGGCCGCCGCACGAGCTCGTAGCTCGCTGATAGGGACCTGATCAAAATCCTGCTCATACGGTGAGCTCGGATCGTAGTCGTCCCCTACCTCAAAATCATCGGCCTCTTCAAACGATTCGGCTCCTGCCTTTTCGGCAGCTTGCCTTAGCGCTTCTGACCGCACCATTGTCCTGATCTGCTCCGCCAGAGACGGCTGGCGGTTGAACCCGATAGGCGGCTCCATCGGAGTAGGGTCTGGCTTCTCCCGGCCGTCGGCCGTCAAGTAATTGGCGTTCGATTTCCCGCCTGTAGGCTCCGGCTCGCGTGCCGGCGCGGAACCGCCCTTTACCATACCTTTCATTGAGATAGTCCTCCTCGATAAACCGTTCGATAGGGCTCAAGTCATCCAACGACGGGACAGATGACCCTCCCCCACCCAACCCTCCCCCTCTCATAAGGGGAGGGCTAGAACGTGAACGACGTCCCTTCACCGGCCACAAGCCTCCGAGCCTGGATAGAGTGGTTCGCCATCACATACAATACGTCATCCGACGCAGAAGCAAAAGCCCTTTCTGCAGGCACCGACTTAACAAAATCTGCATTGAGAGCCGGCTCCGACGCAAAAATCCGAGCGAAGTGCCAGTCATCCAACGTAGTCGTTCGAAACTCCCCACCAATAGAGCTCTCTGTTCGTCTGTACTCATCATATCTATCTTGGTACCCAAACACACCTCCGGGACTAGCCGCTGCAGCATACACTTCTTTGTTGAGAACCTCCTGCTGACCGATATGCTGCAATTCCCGTTGCCAAAAGTCTTCCTTAATTCGTCTATTCCAATGTCTGTGCAATCCCTGCACGTACATGGTCTTAGGTCTAATGCTAATAAAGCTGAAAACATATCCATGCTCCTCGAAAAATCGTCGGTATCTATTACTACGCATAGCTGCAATTCCGTGACCTCTAAGAGTAGCCACAGGGTTCGTTCCCTCAGCAGTCTGCAACACTTCTGAAAACTGAATACTCTGCTTTCCTCCTCCAAGATATTCCGGGCGCTGAAGACGCGCGTCCGATGACCGAATTCCGAGATAGCGTAAATACTCAGTGTACCGGCTTCCATAACGAGCACGAGCCTCCTCAAAACGCTGCAACGCCAATGCCTCTCGAAGCACGTTAACAGTCACAGCAGAAGCATCACTCAAATCAGCAAAAATCTGCGGCCGATTCCCAGAACCAGCGTTAGCGGCCGACTGCATACGCATAGCAATATCGTGCGTTTGCACACTAAGCGCCGGCTGCGCCGTCACATCCTGATCAGCAGTAGGGCCACGCCAAGTTTTGTTAGCAGCAGGGCCAGTACCATCGACAGGACCCAAACCTTGTATAGGAGCGGTAGAACCCAAAGGAACAGTGACAGTAGGCCCTTTTTGTTCCCACGGGCGTGAAGACGTAAAATAATCCTTCTCCCAACATACATTCTGAAGAGACGTATCTGTCGTAGTATCAGCCCCATCCGTCTTATCCACCACTAAAGGCGTCTGTAAATCCTGGTCCCTATACCATTCATTCCAAATCATAGCGTAACCGCGAAATGGCAACGCCGACACCTCAATATTATTAATAAGTGGTGTCACACCTAAATAGTCAGCCAAACTACCAATCGCAGCACCAGTACCGCCGCCAAAAGTAATAGTAGGAAACACTGACGCATTCAAACCATCAGGCCCACCAGTAATAAAATTCTCCCAATCCGTCCACACCAAACGATGCGGCACATACCAATGATGAATCCTAACATGCACCGGATGCATCGGGGGCGTAACAAGCGGCGCACACCTCACGAGAGCAGACGTAGCGTGCTGCACAGTATCGCCAGGCAACACCTCCATAAGCCCGCATGGAACCAGCTCCCCCATGTCGCATGACAAGAGCTTGTAGTTAGACAATGAGAACTTTCCGCGCTTCATAGCTTATCCTTTCGACGTGTATACAACTTCTGACGACCTTCCACCTGAGCAACCTTCCCTTTGTACTTCTCGAGAAGAAAGCCCGCCATAGCTAAGTCTTCGAACCGCGCCATGCCCGGAGCGCGCGTGACCTCCTTAGCAACCATTCGCACATCGAACACTTCCTCATCCAACCTCGCCAACGTCTCCTGCGGCGCATCTGCTAATCGTCCCGTGGCCAGCCGCAGTCTTCGAATGAGATAACGACCGAGGGGCATAAGTTTCCCTCCGTGTCGCAACTGGCTAGGGACATCAGGTGCATCACTACCCCATTGTAAACAAACGCTTGCGACATCGTGGATGGAATTTCCACCGATACCGGGCCGCAGGGACATTCTAGCGAATTCTGGCATACGACCTTCAAGACGTTCATCGTTCACCCCTGTCATCTTCTTCGTCACATACCCTGCGATATACGCTGCACTTTCCGGGCTCAATGTACCCACAGAAACCAAACCATTACCCCAATTAGAAAGAATACCGTCACAACTTGCGCAACAACGATTAGTAACCCGAGAAAATCGTGAATAACCAAATCTACAACAGGGATACCCGAATAAGGCCGCATGATAATGCGGCCGATGCGTCTGATCACCATACTCACCAACAAGGAAATACCTAAAACGACCGGGCTCATAAGCCTTCCGCAACCGCTTAATAAACTTCTGTATATCCCGAGGCTGTAGTGAATTCCCTTCAGGCACATCCTTATAAGTAAGCGTGATAAATGCATTATCTGCATGATCCATAGCCTCCAACATAATACGATGCGTCCATATACGACGCCGATTTATACGGCAAGGAAGGCACTGGCCACAGCCATATGCCCTCCCAGCTTTCACAAAAGGCCGCTTGCACATCATTACATGCGGAACCCAATCCTCATGCGCCGACCGCCACCACGACGACGACCGGCCATTCCACGTCTCCGACCGCGGCCAAACCGACGGCGACCGCCGAACCTTCTCCTCCTGAAAGCCATTACCTGACATTCCTTCTTCCATAGGGCCACACTGGGAGTGATATCGGGGGACGAGCCCTGTATTCCCCAGATAACGGATGATACTGCCACACCATACCTTCAGGCAAAGGAGCACCTGGCGGCGGAGAAAACGCACCACCAGCAAACTCAGGCAATACCTGATTTCTTAGCGCCCAATAAATCTGCGCAATAATATTATCTTCCATTCGTTCCTGCGCATCACGAGACGGCATAACAGCGTAACCACCAGAAGCAGTCCGCGAATGACCGACATCAGTAATAGCACCAGCTTCTGAATAACCACCTTCAGGAGCAGCAGCCGTACGACGTAAAGGATTATCCTGCACCAACACGCCGGGTACTGACGGTAGCGATCGGGAACCAGGAGACACAACAGACGTCGACCCCTGACCATCAATTAAATAACGACCACCAATAGGCATAGGAGGCCCCACCTGTTGAGCATTCCGCCTAATTTGCATTCGTAAAACTTCATTCTCTAACGTACCTCTTTCTAACAA